AAAGCATCCCAATATGGTAATTTTTCTTTCCACTTGGCATCATACTGAAAAAACAGCATCTTACCAATCATACTTCGATCAAATATGGTGGAGGTCTGATCAACTGTCGCCTCTTCTGCTATCTTTCGGGCTTCTTCAGGACTTATCTGGTTCTTCTTCAAACGAGCATCTTCCCTGGCCTGTGCTGATGATTTTATCTGTTCAATGTCAGACTTGGCAGCATCCGGTGTTTTCTTATCAGCCAACTTGCGTATTTGATCAAGGTACCATGTAAGAGAGCCTTTACCTGACTTTTGTTGCTGTCTTTTCAGTTCTTCGATGAAATCTTTAAGACTCTTTGCCAAATAACTGTTCCTCGGTTAATATCTTAAACTCAATGCCTCGTTTTGCACAGTATCTCTTTGCAGCTTCCCACTTGGCATTGTTCTTAGCAAAGGTCAAAGCTTCTCTAATATACTTTTTATTTGATGGTTTTCCTCTTGGCATCATGGTTTGTGCTTTTGGTTTAACCTCGATCATTTCAATGTGTGCTGGTTCCTTGTACTTGACAATAAAATCAGGATGATAAACCCCATAATGACCACGAGTAGGATCATTATAAGGTATTTTCACTTCTTCAGACTGCCACCACTCGACATTGGAATCTTTGTCGAACCGATACATCAAGGAAAACTCCCAAGAACTCCGATAAATGATGTTTGTTGGATTGCCTTTATATTTTTCTGGAAACTTGGGCTTAAACCTTCCCTGCAAAAATCTACTCATTTTTTCTATTTACTTCTATAAATAAACACAAATGATTGGACTTTCGACGGCCCCAAGTGCCATAAACCCATTTCAACCACCTGTTCAGCCAACTTCTACTGTTTCGACATTTAATGCTGGAACAATAAATGATCCTAACTTTTCTAGATTTGGTGAAAATGTAACTCAGCAAGGCCAGCTTCGAACCTTGTCTTATCCGTTAGATTCTCCAAAGTACATCATGACTTTTTCTATTTCAAAATATAATAGAACCGATCTTAACTCAATTGGACAGTTTGTTGATGCTGGATATCCAGGTATTGTTCTGCCTTTACCTCAACAATTAATTGATGTGAACCATGTTAATTGGCATGAAGTTGAAGTTGGAACTTTGCCGGGTGTCTTTGTTAATGGCATGGCAAACATGGTAAGAGGTGTTCAAGGTGGTAATAGTTCACAAGCTTTGGGTGGTGGTATTCTTGGTGCTCTTGGTGTAGCTGGTATGGTGGGAGCGGCGGCTGGAGGCATAGGAGCAGCTTTGCCGGGTGTTGGTAATATTGTCAGGGGAGGATTACAAGGTGCCGAAGCCGTCTTTGGTTTCTCTCCAAATCAGTTTTTAACTTTGTTAATGAGAGGACCAACATACAAAAGACACAAATTTACATGGGAATTTGCTCCAAGTAATTTCGAAGAAGCAAATATCATCAATAAAATCATAACAACCTTTAAGAACGCAATGGCTCCCAATATCCTTGTAGACTTTCAAGGAGCACCTGTTATCTGGTCATTTCCTAAGATTTTTAGAATCAGGCTATATCCAAACAGTAAGTTCTTGTACAAATTTAAGCCTTGTATTTGTGATTATTGTATTGTCAACGACGCACCGGGGGGACGTGCATCCTTCAGAAGAAATGCAACCGGACAAACTGGCGACAATCCTCCAGCCGTTATTCAGTTTCAACTTAATTTTATTGAACTAGAGTTCTGGATTGAAGGAAATTATAGTTCAGAAGGAACAACATCCGAACCAAATAACAATCCTGATGACTACATGAACAGGTTACCTCGATGACATCACCATACTTTAACAAGTTCCCGATAATTCAGTATGCAAACACCATGGTTCGGAACATAACAGAAAGGACCAGGATTTTACATAATCATTTGGTGAACCCCGATGCATACTTTCCTTACACTCTTCCTGATCATATGCGAGCGGACTTGTTGGCAAATCAGCTTTATCAGGACAGTTTTATGGACTGGATACTGTATCTGAACAATAATGTGATGGACCCGTATTATGACTGGCATTTATCTGATAATGAGTTTTATGCAACAATTAACGACAAATATGGATCAATACCTGTAGCCATCCAAAAGATTGCTTATTATCGAACAGCATGGCCCGAAGACCAAAACTCCGAACAGATTTCAGTTGATGTGTGGACTTCAACTATTCCAAAGTCATGGCGCAAGTACTATGAAGCAAAGACGGATGATGATGGACATGTGCAGTCTTATATTAGATCATTTTTAGACTGGAGAATGAACACCAATCAAATACTCCAGTGGGAAATTACCATGACCGATGCAAACACGACCTTTGCTCAAGGAAACTTGGTACAGGTTGTCACAGGTGGTAATGTTGTTGGTCAGGCTCAAGTAATAGCTGCCAACTCCAGTGTTCTTACTGCTCAACATACTTTTGGTAATACGGCGTCACCAAATGGTCTTCAGGATATGTTTAATGTCGATGTTACAGCCTCTATTACCGACGTTACTTATCTTGCCAATAATATATCCTTGGAAGAAGCAGTTTTTTGGGAGCCGGTTTCTTACTATGATATGGAAGAAGAACAAAACGCCTATAAAAGATTTGTTGCAGTTATTGATCCTTCTACAGCTACACAACTTTCAAATCAGTTGAACGTATTATTAAGGTAATTTAATGTTTATTGAACCATCCAAAGGTCAGGTCTTGAGTTTTTGGATTGGGGCGTCAGGTAATGCTCCAACACAAACAAATCTTGTTCAATATGTTCATTGTATTAGAGTTTATGAGTCTGTTTGTAAGTCTTATATAACCGCCCAAATTATCATCTACGACAACAACAACGTCATTGAAAATATGGGTATTCAACCGATGGACCCGGCTGGTTTTTCTTTCAGATCACCACCAAACAACAGAATTTATGGAAGTGATAATGGTGGAACTGCCGGTCCTTTTCACGTCCTTAAAATGAAAGGTGAACAGGTCCCGAGTACTTTAAAGTATCAGATTTATTATATCGACTTGATTGGTCCGGTTTTTTATAAGGATAAGAGCCAACAAGTATCACAAGTTTGGGAAAATGCTACAGGAACGGCAGCTATCACAGGTATTTGGGATCAATATTTGTTTGGTCTTCCTCATGATAGCTTGGAAATAAGAACACCTAGTGTTGGAATGTATGGAAAAGAAGCCGGTTCAACTGTTAAAGAGGGAGATTCACCACTGACAGCCATTAAAAAGATCATGAACGAGATTGTTGGAGCACAATACTCACAGTCTGGCTCATGGATGTTATATCGTAATAGAGACAATGTTATTTTAGATCAGCTTGAAAACATGATGGCTCCAATAACAGCAAATAGAACAGGTCGTATTCAACAAATAACAACAGCATTAGATGCTCACGGTCAACAAGAATACTTTCTCCAGAAGGAAACATGGGGAGCAATGCCTGATGGTGCTGGTTGGGGTAGTGCTTATAACGATCCAAACATTTATCATGGTATTATTGTTGCTCAAGTTGAAGCAAGAGAAGGTTCAGGATCAGGAGGACGTTCTTCAGGATTGGATATTGCTGGAGCATTTAATACTCGACAATTTGTTTTTGATCTTGGAAAAGGTCTACCAATACAACAACCACTTCAAGCATTGGGGTTGTCTGGTGGAGGTGGTCTTGACTCACAAGTTCTTAGTATGGCTTCTACTTTTATTTCACAGCAAGCTGGAGCTATTGCTGGTTCACAGGTAACAAACAGTGCAGTCTTTAATAATGGAACAGCACCATTTACTAAAACTGGAGGAGAAAAGTCTTACTCGGCAATTGTAAAAATAGTCCTCAACTTGTCCTAAAAGTTCCATTACAAACAGGTCTGAATGTTACTGTTGGTGGGGGAATTTGGGCACAGCTAACACCTCCCTCTGGTGGAATAAATACTGCTGGTTATTTGCTTGCGGGAGCTTGGATGGTAACCGATCTTGTCCATGAAATCTTTACCGACATGCGAGACTCACAAGCAACAACTTCAATGCAATGTGTTAAAGGACCGTAAATGAATACTAAATCTTATAATCGTGAAACATATATGCAACCGGCTTTGATCGTGTCCTGTGAAGACCCGAACGGACAACAACGATGCCAAATACAAACAGGACCATTATCCACCATTACCAATATTGAAAGTCTGCCTTGGGCAAAAACTTTTATAAATCACTCACAAAAAAGTTCTCAAAAAGGTGGACCAATAAGATCAACACACTCTTTTAAGAAAGGCGACTGGGTTATGGTTTCGACGCCATTTGCTGAAGGTTCTCACAACTATGTAATAATGGGACATTCGGGAACTATTACAGATGGTTCCCAAGGAGGTGGAAGTGCCCTCGGGTAGTCAATTTAGTTGGGAAAGTGATATAAGACTTGGAAATAAAAAAGTCTTAAAGAAATCAAAAATTCCTGATGGACGCATAACTTATAATAATCCGGGTCAGCATACTTTCGAGTATTCTGATGCAAAGGATGTTCGAGAGTTTGTCAAGAAAAAAATTGGTGGTTGGGGTCAGATGGGAGGAGCAGCCCAACAATTATTTTCAAATGGTCAACACATAACTGAAAGTACTTCTTGGGGTTCACCGATCACTGATATTATCAAACAACAAGATTCAACATTTAAAGCTGAAGCTCAAGGCAACGATCAAGCCCTACAGATGCTCACCAAACTCCGAACTGAACTAAACACATCAAATATGAACCAGTTCTTTCAACAAGCAATGAACGGTCAAATGAACAATATTCAGTCTTTGATGGGTGGGCAGCTTATGGGTATTTTTACTCAGATGCTTGCCTTGGCACAACAAACTGGTACTAGACAAAACCAAGAATCACAACAAAACAAAGCCAACTCGAACATTCAAGCAGTTGATGCCAACGGACATATCATTACAATAACATGATACAAAATCTAGAATATGTAAAACAGTCGCAGTTTCCGTTAAAAGAATCAGATGACGGTTCAAAAGAAAAAGGTGAAGGACCAAAACAGACAAACTGGCCGGAAAAGTGGGACCCACCTCACTGGCATGGTGATCAAAAAGGAAACAGCAACCTTGAAGTCTTTCGTTATCATTATGACGGAACTCGACATTATTATTGTGAGTATACGGGAACAGATACTTATGAGCATTTTTCCGGTCATGTTCGTCACGTCTTAAAGTCTGGTGTTGTTGAAAATACTCCCGGTAAACATGTTAAATTTGTTGGGGCTGGCGGCTCTGTTGAACATGTTGGTGGTTCTTATGATCATTCTGTAAAAGGTCCGGCCCGACACAATTATGCCAGTGATACTTATTTTAATACTCAAGGCAGTCAAATGTCTTTTGTTGGAGGAACATCCGGCCATATTGCTGTCGGTAACCACCAAACAATTTTTGCTAGTAATTATTATATGCGAGGTCATGGAGAAAATGCTGGTTTTGGTATTTCAATGGGTAAAGGTGGTTCCCCTCAAAATTCAGGCTTCGGAATAACTAAAAACAGAATAACCATTTCTCAGAACGGACAGGGCGATTCCCAAGGAGGTATTTGGTATCGAACTAAAGACTCCCACATCAATTTTGAATCTGGTAAAAATCTTCATGTAACAAGTAAAGAAGATATTACAATCCACGCCAACGGTCAAAAAATTGTCGTTAAAGGCAGCACCATCTATTTAACTGGAAACGTCAAACTCCAAGGTGATCTTGCTGTATCAGGAACAGTAAATGCTCGAAATTTTACCGGACCCGAAGCACACATTACTAACATCTATGCAACATCTGGAGGAACAGGTAGTGGCACGGCTCCTAATTTAAACAACCCAAGTCCGGCAAATTTGAGTTTAACATCAGGCCAGACCGGAACTGTAACTTAATCACATAAATAAGTATTATGTCGTCAAGAGCTAACAAAATAACCCAAACAACAAAAAAGAGAGTTGTATACCGCTCTTTGGCTCCTGACTTGGCCTTGTTACCTCAGACGCAAGATTTGGCTACTTTAATCAATGAAGAAGCCGTCAAACAGTCAATCAAAAACTTAATTTTCACATATCCGGGAGAGAGGTTTTATCATCCAGATTTGGGTTCGACTATTACCAAAGACGTATTTGAGTTTGTTGATGAGTTTACCATGGATCGGATCAAAGAAACAATCCTGCAAACTCTTCAGGCTTATGAACCGAGAGCACAGAACCCAAGAGTTACAGTCGAAGATCGCTCTCAGGACAATTATATAATTGTAAATGTTTATTTCAATATTGCAGCAGTTCCAGAAAGTGCGAGTGTTGCTTCAGTTCAAATTAGGATCAGATAATGGCAGCAAATAGTATAATTGAGCTAATTAATTTAGACCCGGACCTAAACAAACAAAGTCTGATCAACTATCTTCGTTCTCAGTCTCGTTTCAAAGGCTTTGATTTTTCCGGCGATGATATTTCAGTTATTCTTGATTTGCTCGGCATAAACTATTTTCGCAATGCATTTTTGTTGAACATGGCCATTTCCGAAGGTTTTATTGATTCAGCCCAACTACCAAATAGCATCAAATCACATGCAAAGGAGCTAAATTATACTCCAAGATCGATGACATCTGCCGTTGCCAATGTGACCGTTAACTTTACAGCAACAGGCGAAAGTCAGCCTTATATAATACCAAAAGGCGCAAGTTTCTCAGCATCAGTCAAGAATCAGAACTTTTCCTTTTCGATAGCTGAACCAATCATTGTTAGCTCCCCAAATAATCAGTTTTCATTTACAACAAACATTTATGAGGGAATTTACGTCAAGGATTCTTATTTCTTTGACACAACGACCGGCCAGCCTTTGATGTTCCAGATTTCAAATGCCAACGTTGATACGACCTCCATTGTTGTCAATGTCTTTGGTAACAACAACACTATCGGTCAAAACTATAACCTAGCTACCTCTTTGCTTGACTTGACTTCATCTTCCTTTGTTTATTTCCTTCAGTGTGCGGCAGCTAACGGAAATTTCGAAATTTTGTTTGGAGACGGTATTATTGGTCATCAACCTTTAAATGGTTCAGTTGTTATCATCGACTATCGAGTAACCAATGGGACTAAAGCAAATGGAGCCGGAACATTTGATATTAATTTTGATCCAACATCGCAGAACGAGCTAACATCTTCTCCTGATATCATCACCAACTCGTCAGCACAAGGTGGAGCAAATGCTGAAGATATTGAAACAACCCGGTTCTACGCTCCCCGTTATTTTCAGACACAAGAACGTTGTATTGTTCCAAACGATTATGAAATAGTCCTACAACAAAAGTTCCCGGAAATTAATGCAATTCATGCTTTCGGTGGAGAAAAGTTAACACCACCTCAGTTTGGCAAGGTCGTTATTTGTATAGACCTATCTGATATTGCCGGTCTGCCTCAGTCTAAAATACAACAGTATACCCGTTACATTAAAGCTCGAAACCCTCTGTCAATCCAGCCCATTTTCAGAGCGGCCTTACATACTTATATTCAAGTTAACAGTCTAATCAAATACAACATTAATGTTTCCCTTGAGTCAGAAGCAACAATCAAAGCCATCGTTACAAATGCTATAACAAATTTCAATAATGAAAACTTGAACAACTTTGATATTACTTTTTATTTTTCTCAGTTCTTGAACGTCATTTCGACAGCAGACCCATCAATAATATCAAATGAAACAACTGTAAAGCTTTATCAGAAATTTCAACCAACAAACGACGCTTTAAACTACACCTTTAACTTTGCTGTCCCTCTGGTCAATAACATTTCAACATTACCTGATTCACACGCAAATAACTCAGCTAAAACTGTTTCTTCAACGTCGTTTATCTACAAAGGTAACCTGTCTTACTTGGAAGATAATGGATCAGGAACATTACGAATTGTTAACCTAAAAGAAAATGAACTAACAGTCGTGGCAAATACTGGAACTGTGGACTACTCAACAGGTATTGTCAAACTAACAAACTTTGCTGTTGATTCCTTTTCAGGTAATGACTTGTTGGTTCTTGTTGAGCCTGCTGATCTTGATATTACAGCTACTCAGAACAACATTTTAAGCATTGAGCCGGACCAAATAAACCTTTCGACTTTGCCTTTAGCATTGGATGAGTAATGACAATCCTGACCCAAAACGTTTCTCCACTTATACCTCACCAGTTTCCTGATTACTACAGAGAAAATAATCCGACATTTGTTGCTTTTATGCAAGAGTACTACAAATGGATGGAACAAGCAAATAACACCAATTATTATACTCGTAACATTTATCAACTAAAAGATATTGATACCACCTTAGAAGAATTTATTATTCATTTCAAGAAAAAGTATTTGAGGATATTAGACTTCAATACACAGGTTGATATCAGGTGGGTTATTAAGCACGCCCTCGACATTTATCGATCAAAAGGTACGGAACGATGTGCTATTTTATTGTTTCAAGTACTTTTTGATAAGAAACCTGCTTTTTACTATCCTTCAACAGATTTATTTCAGCTTGACGACGGTGAGTTCATTTACCCACATTATTTGGAGTTATCTCTTAATTGGGAATATAACTCACAATTAAATCAAAAAGAAATTGTTGGAATATTTTCAGGAGCAAGGGCATTTGTTGATTCAATGGTCCGGCGTAAAACGAACAGCCGACTTGAGGACGTTGTTTATATTTCAGCTATTGTTGGTCAATTTTTGGCTGGAGAAAAAGTTAAACCCGTTGACAACTCCTTGGAAATTGAAGACTGCCCAACTATCCAAGGTTCTCTAAATTCGATCAACATGTTACAGCAAGGCTCAGGAAGCGGCTATGTCATTGGTTCTTCTGTTCCAGTTTCTTCAATGTATGGAAATTCAGCCATTGGTAAGGTCCTGGCGTCTGCAAATGCCGAAGGTCAGGTTCAGTTGCAATTTGTTGATGGTGGATATGGTTATCAGGTCAATGCTGTTGTTGCGACTATTCATATCAATAACCTTTCTGGTAGTTTTACAGCAGGCTCAGACATCTACACCTATTATGGCAACAACGCCTTGATGGGTATGGGTTCGGTGGTTTCAGCTAATAGTTCTGTTGTTGTTGCTGATGTCCTGACTGGTAACCTGAATAATGCTGTTGGTAAAATCTTTTCGTTTGGCAATACGTCATCGGCTAATGTGACTTCCTATGTTGGTAATACGCCCGGACCAAATGTCTATATTTCAAATGCCACAATGACTATTTCTTCGGTTACTATGAACACAGCCAACCTTGAACAAATCCATTATTTTGACTGGCTCGAAACAATTACCGAACCAATGGTAACAATCGATTATATTTCATCAACTAATACATTTGTTGTTGGCACCAATGTTTATACCTACTTTGCCAACGGTGATGTTGATGGAACTGGAACAGTATTAGCTTCGGCACCAGGAGCTTCTAATACTGGTGAAATTGTTGTTTCAGTTTTATCTGGTAACTTACACTCAAACAACAGATTTTGGAGTTTTGGTAACGTCGATCATGCAAATACCAGTGTTTTTACCGATACTTCAGCAACTGGTTTGTTTATTGCCAACTCTGCCTCAATAACTTTAAATCTCGATAATGTTTCTGGCATCTTTTTAAGTCAGGAAGAAATTTTTCAGAACATGCCACTTACAGGACCTGTGATCGATGAAAAGATTGGAGGTTGGGGTTTCTTAAGCTCAGTTCGCACCGCTAATGTCATTTCTTGTAATTTGGTTGAAGGTCGTATTATTCAAGGACCAATTACTGGTTTATCGTCAGGAACAACCG